GACTGGTGCCCGATAGAGCTAGGTGAGGTGGATGGCTGACGCGAGTCGCGCGCTTGAGCTGCTGCTGACGGCTGACACCGGCGGCCTGGAGAAGAAGCTTAACTCCGCCGGCGGCCAGATCAGCGGGCTTGGCGGCAAGCTGGGCAAGCTCGGCGGCCCGGCCGGCATGGCGGGCAAGGCCATTGCTGGCGTGGGCGTCGCGGGTGTTGCGGCTGGCGCAGCGGCTGGCGCGGCCATCGTCGGCATTGGCGTTTCGGCGGCGACCGAGGCGCGGCAAGGCGTGAACGACTTGCAAGCGTCGCTGGGCATCACGGAAGAGGAAGCCAAGGAACTAGGCGAGGTCGGGAAGGCCGTTTTCAAGAACGCCTGGGGCGATTCGCTTACCGAGGCGAACCAGGTAGTCGGCGAGACAAGAAAGCTGTTCGGCGACCTGAGCAATCAGGAGTTGCAGCAAGTCACCGGGGCGCTCAGGTAACCGGCGAGGGGGTGGACGAGGTCGCCGTTCTCTTCCAGGAGTACTCCGGCCATCTGGCCCAGCTCGGCATCGATGGCCCGTCGGCGCTGTCCGCGATTCAGTCCGGCCTAGAAGCCGGCGCGTTCGAGGGCGATAAAGTCCTCGACATGTTCAAGGAGATGAACATCAAGATCTCCGAGGGCTCTGATGCGACGCGCGAGGCCCTTGGCAGGCTCGGTATCGATGAGCGCATGGTGGACAAATTACAAGAGGGCAAGATCTCGGGCGCCGAGATGTTCGCCACGATTCAGGGCGCGCTCAAGGAGTACGAGGGCAACATCCCGGCCGACTTGCTGGCCGACACGTTGGGCACGCCCGCCGAGGATCTGGGCGCTGATGTGGTCAAGGCGCTCGACCTCATGGGCGTAAGCATGGAAGAGCTGGAGGGTACTGCCGCTAAGTCTGGGGATGCCGTCAACAAAAACTGGAGCACGATGGTCGAAGGCATGAAGCGCAACTTTCGCACCGGCTTGGGCGACGCGTTCGGCCCGCTCATGGAGAAGGTCGACAAGCTCATGCCGCGCATCAGTGACGCGGTGTTGCCGTTGGTGGACCGGTTCACCAGCGCCGTTGGCGACTTCCTGGCTGATATAGACGTCGAGGGGTTGGTGACGATGTTCGAGGAGGACATTGTGCCAGCCGTGGAAACGGGAGGACATTGTGCCAGCCGTGGAAACGGGCATCGAAACCTTCGCCGACTTCGCTGAGGGCGCGATTCAAGAGATACCCGGCATCATCGAGAGCATCAAGACGAAGTTCGACGAGTGGAAACCGGCGCTCGACAAGGTGATAGGGTTCATTTCGGAGCACAAGGGCACCATTGCCAAGGTTGCCGTGGCGTTCGGTGCGTTGTCCGCTGCAGCGGCCGTGTTGGCGCCCATCTTCGTGGTGGTGGGGTCGGTTGTGAGCGGCGTGGGTGCTGCGTTCGGGGCCATCAGCGGCGTCATCGGTGCTGTCAGCGGCGCCATTGGTGCCATCGTGCCGGTGGTGACGACGGTCGTGGGTGTGCTGGGCGGACCGTTGACCTTGGCGATTCTCGCAATCGTCGGGCTGCTGCTGCTGTGGAAGCTCAAGGGCGAAGAGATCAAGGAGGCCATCAAGAAGGTCGTCGAAAAGATCAAGGAACGCTTCAACGAAATGAAGGAGAAGATAGCGGACGCGCTCGGGCGCATCTTCGACAAGATCAGCGAGGTGTGGTCTAGCATCAAGTCTAACATCGCCGGCGCGCTATCGTCTATCGCCGAGAACATCCGCCTACAGTGGGACACGTTCCTGCGCAACATCCGCGACAAGCTGGAGTCGATTCTGGGCGCCGTGACGGACAAGTGGGACGAGGTGACGTCTATCATAGGCGACAAGCTAGACGAGATCCGCACGACCATCACCGACAAGTGGGAGGAGTTCCGCAGCACCATTGCCACGAAGCTGGGCGAGATTCGCACGAACGTTGAAACGAAGCTGGGCGAGGTAGTGACGTTGTTCCGCGACAAACTGGAAGCGGTGCGCACGTGGGTTGATACCAAGATCACAGCCGTCAAGACGATTCTCACTGGCTGGTGGGACAGCATCAGCGCGACGGTTACCAGCAAGCTCGACAGCGTCAGCACGTTGTTCCGCGACAAGCTCGAAGCCGCGCGCGCGTGGGTGGACGAGAAGATTGAGGCCATCAAAAGTAAGCTCACCGGCTGGTGGGACGCGATCAAGACGAGCGTCGAGAACATCGCAAACGAGGTGAAGTCGGCGTTCAAGGGCATCGGTAGCAGCATCATGTCGGCGCTGCAAGAGGGCATTGAAGACGTGTTCGACCGGATGCCGTGGATTGTGAAGCAAGCCGTCGAAAAGCTATTCGGTTGGTGGCAGGATGCAACCGGCTCGCACTCGCCAGCCACTAAGTTCATACCCATCGGCGAGGCTATCGGCGAGGGCATAGGCTTCGGCATGGATCGCGGCTTGCGCGCGGTCATGCACCAGATACCGGAGATGGTGCAGTCCTACATCGTGACGCCAATGCAGAACGCCATCGCGGACGGCACGCGGCAGGTCGCGTCCGTCGGCGGCGGCATCCCGTTCCTGGGGGGCGCCGAGCAGCAACGCGGCGTGCCGCCCGGCACGTCAGACCTGGCAGCCATGCTCGGCTACGACCTCGACGAGATCGAGCGCGAGTACCAGCGCAGTCGTAGCTTCGCGGGCAACAAGGGCCACCGCGTCGGCGGCAAGTGTGAGTGGCTCAAGCGCTGGTATCCTGATCTGGTGCCGATACTGTGCGGCACGGGGGGCGGCACGGGCAATGACCGGGCGGTGCACGCGCCGGACTCAGAGCCCCCATCGGCGCCTGGCCGCCTTCAGCGGTGGTCCGGTGGTGGCCGCGACGAGTTCGGCCAGCAGTGGCCCGGCGGTGGGCGCAACGAGTTCGGCCGGCAGTGGCCCGGTGGCGCCCGTGGCGGTCGCTGGCCCGGTGGCGCGTGGATACAGCCCGGCGGCGGCATCCCGATTGGTGGCGGGCCGCGTTTCGAGCCTGTCGCGCCCGGAGCTACCACGCCCGTTATTCCCGTGCAGCCCGCGCCGGGGCCGCCCATTGCGCCGGGCATCGGGCCGGGGCCGTCACAGCCGCTACAGATCCACATCCAGAACCTCACCATCATGGCCGAGGACGGCGACACGTTCGAGGGCCTGATGGCTAGTCTGCCGGAGACGATACGGCCATGAGCCAATGCATCACGCTCAAGACGCTTGGCGGGACCGATCTCAATCCGGGCACCGGCGAGTACACGAGCGAGACGCACAACGACCATCGGCTGGTGACCAACGAACGCGACATCCAGGTCGCCAAGCGGTCGGGGCGCGGCGTGAACTACACCGGCACCGTCTACGGCGAGCGCGCCCTGCGCGTCAAGCACAAGATCACGGGCACGGGCACGACGCACGAGGCGAATCTGTCGAAGCTGCGGCGGGAGCACTACCGCAACCGACACGACGAGAAGACGCTCGTCTACACGGACTCCGACGGCACCGACAAGCAGGTGACGGTCAAGGTCGTCGGCATGGCCGGTCTGGCCGAGGGCTTCGACGAGGGCATCGTCTACGGCACCTGGCTGTTGCTTGACATCGTTGAGGTGTCGAGCACAACCAGTGACGTGACGGCGGTCAGCAAGTCGAGCTCGCCGGCAACGCTGGCGGTCACCAACGACGGTGACGAGGACAGCGAGGACGTCGTGCTGACGCTGAAGCCGACGGCCGCCAAGGCGGCGGCGGACGGCCAGCGCTACGCCTACTACATCACGCCGGTCAACCGCAACTCGTGGCCCATCGTGCGCGCGCCGGTGGACATAACAGACGACTACGGCGGTTCGGCTGGATGGGCGCACAACACGGAAGTCAGCAACTCGCGCTCGGCGTCCGACGGCGATGACGTCGAGGTCTACGTGAACGGGCGGCGGCAGATGCGCTGGGCCGACACGTGGAATGATGCGGCCACCCAGATTTGGGCGGCGCTGACCATGCCGCCGGCGCGCTATTGGACGTATAACGGTGATGCGACGCTCACCAACAGCGCCACCACGATGACGGTGCGGGAGAGCTTGACGGCCATGCCGCCGACGCCGTTCTACGCGGCGTTCGCGGAGTCGAGCGCCCAGAAGGAGGTGGTGCGTGTCACTGACTATGACGCCGAGACGCATGAGCTGACCATCGTGCGCGGCACGCGCGGCACCTCGGGCGCGACGCATGCGGTATCGTCGAAGCTCTACTACTGCCCGGTGCTGATTGACCTGGTCTACGGATGGACGTCGGCGCCAACGCCGGACTACGTAGACGATGACTACAAGCCCATGCTGGTGCTGGGCTCGAGCAACAACGCCTCGTGGGTATACACCGACTACCAGCAGACCGAAGCGTCGGGCGAGACGCAGAGCCGCAAGCCGCGGCCGGGGACGTGGGCCACGCGCGACACGATAGATCGCGGCCGCGAGAAGCAGACGGGCGCCGGCGACCTCTACCTGCAGTACGTGCCGTGGACCAACGGACTCGGCTCAGACGCTGCCACGGCAGCCAGTATGTCCCTCGGCTATCTGACCACCGGCGCGAAGGCCGGGCACCCGCTGATGTCGGAGTGGTTCCTACCGCTGCCGTGGGGCTGCACGCAGATCGTGGCCACTGAGACCACGTCCACGCTCGACTTCTCGACGCACGAGTCGCAGCTGCTGTACATCGCGGTGGGCGAGGATGGCGAGGAGGACATTCTGGCCGAGTACGACGGCGACGCGGCTACCGCCAGAACGCTGACGCCAAGCGCGAATGCCTACGAGGTCATCTTCCGCATCGACCCGTGGGATCCGAAGGTGGACTCGACGGCATCTAGCGAGGTGCCGGTGGAGCCCACCGACAACGATGGGTTCGTCATCGACACAATCACGCTGACGCTCGACTCTGGCGAAGAGCCGCTCATGATATGGGGCAGCAGCCGCCGTGACATATACCAGCTGGGCCGGCCTGACTCACCGTTGACGCTAGCTAATGCAGACGGCGACACGCTGGAGATACTGGGTCTGGTGGTGGACCTCAATGACACGGTGGACGTCGATGTTGAGGCGGGCGAGATCACCATCGACGACGGCACGGCGCACACGCACCTGACGGCTGGCGACTTCCCGGTGCTACCGCCGGACACGAACAACTATACGCTGACAGAGACGGGGCTCGGCACCATTGAGTTCGGCGTGTCGAGCTACCGGAGTGCGTGGCTCGTATGATCATCAGGTGCTGGCACGGGGCCAACGGTAGCTACCTGGGCACGCTGAGCGACCACGAGACGGTAGAGCTTGCGTGGACGCTGCGCGGCCCCGACGCCGGACAGATCGGCCTGCCCGTGACTGCTATTCGCACGCAGCGTTACAAGGTGCGCTCTGAGCGCATCGGTAGCTATGTGACGGTAGAGGATGATGCGTTGCTGGAGCCGTGGTTTGGGCGGATCGAGGGCGTGCCCGGCTCGTCGCGCAGCCCCAGCGGCACGCTGCAGCTGGCTGGGCCGGAGAGCTGGCTGGACCGGCAGCCCGTCACGGCGCAGCAGATCACCGGCACGGCGCACAACATCATCGCCAACGTGATTGAGCAGCACCCGGTGGACGCCCGGCTGGTGCGCGGGCAATCACAGCATCGTGGCGCCGGCGGCTACTTAGACACGGCGGGTATGACTCTGTGGGAGCTGTTCGACGAGCTCGAGAAGGAGCGGGGCGTACAAGTGCGGCTGACTGGGCGCACTGACGCCACCGCCGAGTGGGCGGTGCTCGATCCGGGCTCGCCGCTGGATCTGACGGGCGTAGTGCTGCGCGAGGGCAAGAACGCCGAGTTTGACTTCGAGCACGAGTTGGAGCCGCCGTTGACGGACCTGGTGGGCATGGCGGATAGCGTGACCCGGCCGGGTGGCGTGCGCAGCGGCGGTATGCGGGCGCCGGATGGCGCCGTTGTGGGACTCAAGGCCGCTTATGACGCGACTCTACGATCAGCGCGCGGGCGTGGTGGATTGGCGCAGCCGCAGGTGGCCACGCAGGCTGCGCTCAACGTGGCGATGGAGGCCAAGCTGCGCCGCTCGCTTCCGCTGCCGCAGGTGGCGCAGGTGGAGGTCAAGGATACCGATCTATGGTCGTCGCTGTGGCCGGGGCGGCTCGTGAGCACGCGCTGTTCGTCGGACCCGCTTGGGGACTTCGACCGCGCCGTGGCGCTCGTCGAGCAGGCCACGTTTCGCGTCACGGCGCCGAAGGCCCTCAACCTAGCCGTGGTGCTGTGGGCCGTGGAGGGCTGATATGCGCGTGAGCTTGCTAGATCGTACGCAGGGTAGCACGGCGGACTACATCTATCGACGCATGCAAGCATCGCCGGCCGGGCGCATCCGTGCGGTCGAGCGCGAGACGGCTGCGCTGCGCCGGTTCCTCGTGCGGCGCGTGCGCGTGCCGCAGGGTGTGGAGCTGGGCGACGACCGCATCGAGGTGGACTTCAACCACGGCAGCGGTCGCATGCTGTTTCATTCGGACGACGAGAGCGTGACCATCGAGCGCAACCCGTACCAGAACCCGAACGCGGTCAACTTCGAGGTGGCAAGCGCGGGCTGCACTGCGGTGGTAAAGACGATCACGGACCACGGCGACACAAGCCAGAGCGCCACCGACTGCAATGGCGAGCTGGAGTTCGACGACGGCAATGGCTACATATGCTTCATCCACAACGGCTCGCCGCCGAACATGGTGCTTGACACGTATTGGTGCGCGCCGGAGGGCGACGCCATAGAACCGGCGGCGGGCGACCCGTTCAACTTCCCAACGCCGGACGTGTGGATCTTGCTGGCCGTCGGCGACGAGTGTTCGCAGGGGGCCTGCGTGCAGTACGTGGTGCCGGGGTGGAACGCAACATGATGTGCTATCGTAAGTGTCAGTGAGACCAAGGAGGTGATAGATGAGAGGTCTACTGCTGACACTGTGCGCGTTTGTGCTAGGTTCGGCCGCCGCCGAGCCGCCGCTGATTGGCGCGTTGCGACTGAATGGGCCGGTGGATGTGCAGGATTGGCATCTGGGCGGGCAGGGGCGCGTGTTGACGGTCGACGCCACGCTGGTCAACCGCAGCGACTGGTGGGTCGGCGAGCTGGTGGTCGATTGCTATGCGAAGCAGGGGCGATGGGACCACATCGATGCCGACGTACTGGACGTACAAGCGGAGACCATCCCGCCCGGCGGCAGCGTGTCGATGCGCGCCGAGATCACGCTCAAGTCAGATCGAGAGCGGTGGGACATCGTGATTCTGCCGTACGGCGAGCGCGTTGCGGCGCCGACCATGATGCGCAATGCGCGCCTTCTCCTCGGCTACTGCCCGCTGGTGCTCGCCATCGGCTTCGTGAGTCTGTCGCTGCACGAGCAGATGCCGTCCGAGTGTGTCGTGTGCGCGACTTGTACGCCGTCGGTGCAGCCATACCCGACCGGGACACGCGTGCCGTTTGTAAGGCCTACCGCCTATCCGACCGCGACCTGGGAGCCGACGCCTACGCTGGCGCGACCGAAGGCAACTCCCAGATGCCTGGTGATAGGCGCGCGCTTCCTGGGCGAGGAGACACTGGGCGACTGGGATGCGATTGCAGACGCTGGGATAGAGTGGGCGTCGATCCGCGTACTGTGGGGCAAGGGTACGAATATCAGCGACCCACTCCCGTGGGTCAAGCGTGAGGTGCGCCGCGCGGAAGAGCGTGGGCTACTCCCGGTCATCACGCTCTGGCGCGACGACGAGGGAGGCTGCACCGCAGACATCACAGTGATGGTTGATGAGGTAATCGACCTGGTGCGGCAGACGCGCGGTCGGGTCTGGGCCTGGCAGTGGGGCAACGAACCGGACCAGCTGTGCCCCTACAAGCCAGCCGACTATGCGCAGCGGTTCGCGGCGTTCCACGAGGCCGTCAAGCTGCACGATCCAGGCACCCACACGCTCCTGGCTGGTATGAGGCACGAGACCGGCGCCGAGCGCACGTGGCTGAGCCACATGCTGGTCCACCTGCGCTACTACAGTCCACCGACGGCGGCGGGACCGGGAGCGCCGGACTACGCAGCCGTGCATGTCTACGACATGCAGCGCGGCGACTACTGGCCGGCCTATAAGGTGCGTTCGGTGCGCAGCAACGTCGCCTCAATACTGGGCCCGAGGGATCTATGGGTCACGGAGCTGGGCGAGAAGGGGCGCCCCGGCGACGCAGACAGTCTCGGCACTCAGGCCAAGACGATCACACGGCTGCTCGACGCGGTGTGGGGTGAAGGCGTGGGTCACGTCTCGATCTATCGGGCGGCAGACACCGACGACGGTCAGGCGTATGGCATCGTAGGCAAACCCGCGCTTGGCGCGGTGGCCGATTGGATCACAGCCCGTGATTGAGTACAACCGTCGAGCGGCGAACGGGCCGCAATTCGGCGGTCACACTCAGGAGGTACTATGAAGCCGGTCACGGTTGGGCGCTACGAAGAGGGCCTGATCCCTCCGGGTAGGTATCACCCAGACGACGCCGTTCTCGACGGGGGCGTCGGTTGGAAAGGGTACGTCTGCACCGAAGATTGGATCATCTTCGAGCACGAGGATGGGCGCTTGTTCGTCTGGCGAGACCGCGATCCCGAAACGGGCGCGGTAACGGGCGAGCCAACAATCATCTAGCGTCCCGGCGACACGGCGGGATGAGCCGTGTTGCCATCCGGCGGATCGCAGAACACAACTAACGGAGTGACCCGTGGCAGTCAACAATGGACCCGAGGCCAGAGTGGCAAGGCTCGACGAACGGGTCAAGCACTTGGAGCTAGATATGTGCGACCTCAAGGAGACCGTCCGCGACACCAACGACAAGGTAGATGCGATGTCCACGCGGCTGTTGGCAGCCGCAATCGGTCTGGCGACAGCGGCTGTGATGCTCACCATCAATCTGATAACGGGGTCGCTGGTCCCGTAGCGAAGGGAGCGCGCCATGTCCGAGGATGGCCATCACCTGGAGCGGATGTCACCGACTGCCGTGCGATGCCGGATTGCCTACGGCAAGGGCCGCGAGTGGGAGCACTGGACGCTGCTGACAGCCGATCATCACCTTGATCATCCGCAGTGCCAGCGTAAGCTCCTGGCGCGGCACTGCGACGAGGCTGTAGAGCGCGGCGCACTGGCGTTTGCATTCGGCGACCAGCTCTGCGTGATGCAGGGCAAGTCCGACCGGCGCGCGGACAAGTCCGACGTGCGACCCGAGCATAGCCAGGACGCCTACTTCAACCGCGTGACCGATGAGGCGGGCGACTTCTATGGCCAATGGCCCGACACGTGGGCACTCTTCGCCGAGGGCAATCACGAAACGGCGGTGCTTGACCGAAACGAGATTGACTTGACTGACATGCTGGTCAGGCGCTACAACCACGAGCACGGCGGCGGGGCGCGCACAGCCCCCTACGCGGGCTGGGTATTCTTCAGCTTCGAGCAAAGGGGCGGCAACGGGCATCGGCAGACGGTCAAGTTGATGTATACGCACGGGGACGGCGGCGGCGGGCCGGTGACGCGCGGTGTTATACAGACAAACCGGCGAGCCGTCTATCAGCCCGACGCCGACATAGTGGTTGCGGGTCACATTCACGAGTCGTGGCTAGTCGAGGTGCCGCGCGAGCGCATATCGCAGCAGGGAAGGTCGCACATGGACACGCAGTACCACCTCCAGCTGCCGACGTATAAGGAGGAGTACCTGGGCGGGCGGGGCTTCCACCGCCGCAAGGGACGCCCGCCGAAGCCCCTAGGCGGCTGCTGGGTGCGCTGGTACTACTCGCGGCGCGACGACCGCGTGCGCTACCAGTTCATAAGGACCGAACAGTGAGGCTCGAACCGCCAACCCGCGTCTACCTTGCGGGCCCGATGCGTGGGCGCCCTGCGTTCAACGCGGACGCCTTCGAGCGGGCGCGCGAGGACTTGCGCACGGTCGGCTTCGAGGTCTGGTGCCCAGCCGAGCAAGACGTTGTACACGGCTTCGACCCGCGCGACCCCGATGCTGTGGTGCCGACTCTCGGCGAGTGCATGGACCGCGACATACCCGCGCTGGTCGAGTGCGATGCGGTGGTGTTGCTGCCGGGCTGGCGCGTGTCTGAGGGTTGCGCCATCGAGGCGGCGGTTGCTCGACACCACGGCATCCCGCTCTACGAGTATCCCGAGCTGATGCCCGTCGAGACGATACTGTCGGAGGCCGAGCGCATCACGCGCAGCGCGCGGCAAGAGGACTACGGGCACCCGCTCGACAACCTGGGGCGCACGGCGCGGCTGTGGACGGCATACCTCGGGGACCACTGCGCGCTATCGCCCGAGGACGTGGCCCACATGATGGTGCTGTTCAAGCTCGCGCGCGAGATGCATGCGCACACACGAGACAACCTGGTCGACATGTGCGGATATGTGGATGCCGCGCAACGGATACGCGAGGAGCGAGCGCGTCGCCGCTTGGCGTGCTTCGATCCGTTCGAGGGGGCGCCGTGCGAGTAGGCCCGCACTGTAACACGTTCGGTGACCGCGACAAGCTGCGCGATTGGGTGCGGCGGGCCCAGCCGGCCGTGATGAAGACCCTCGTGTTCGACGACGGCTTCGTCGAGGAGCTCAAGCGGCTGGCGCCGCATATGCGTGTGATAGGCCGTCTGTACACGCCGCACCAGCCGCTCGACAACGACGGCAAGGGCTGGGTGCGCAGCGAGCTGGTGCCGTGTGCGAGGAGGCACCCTAGCATCGACTATTGGG